TTCACTCTTGTATTGAGTGGAACCCTTTTCATATACCATCATTTCTTCTAGGTCATCGATGGCAACATTGATATATTGTGGTTTAAGTAGGAATATATTTCTCTTTTTATTTTCTAAGTCTTCTTCATACTGATAGTTTGTCACTGTCTTTGCTGTGCTAGTCAGAGTGGTCTGTAGCGTGTTGTCATAGAAACTCACAGAGTAATCTGATTCACACTTCAATCCAGCAGGAACGATTATAACATCCTTGCTGTTCTTTATTTCTGTGGTTTCATAGTGATGAACACCATTGTACAGATTATCATAGGTGCTATATTTTTCTAGCATGAAACGATCAAAGTCTCTCTGTGATAATGGCCACTCAGTTTGAACATTGATGATATTGTTTGATGCCAAAACCAACCAATCAAAGTTAGAGTTTCCATAGACTTCAAATGCTACATTGTCAGGACGATCATTGCCTTTGATGTTATACTTGGTGAAGAAAGCAAGTTCTTGGAAGATGTCTTCGCGCAGTGTTCCTTTCTTGAATAAATTTTTGACACGAATGTAATCAGAGATCTTCGCATCAGGAAGTCTGCTGACGTATTCAAAATCTGGTAAACGACTAAAGTAATTTGACATCTTAGAAACCTATTGAAGCATCATTATCATCTTCATAATCATCATTAAATACAGGTTCAAGTTCTTTGAATCCTAGAGTTAATGCGTATGAGACCAATTTACCATCAGTGTAGGTAGCATACTGTCCATCAGGAGTGTAGTTCACAGCAACACTAGTGCAGGCACACTCCTTGACTTTACCAATGTATTGATGTTCTTCAGCACCTGCTGCTCTATGTAAGTATTTAACCTTGAATGTGTGTGGAGATTTCAAATATAGATTACTTTGTGATCTTTGAGGTCTAGATCCTTGTTTAAAGAAACGAAGAATTCTAATAATTTCATCTGCCTCATCTGAATTACGAGCAGACATTTTAAATGTAAAGTTAAAGGTACGCAGAGTAGGATTTTTAAATAACAACTCAAGGTTAGGATTTAGAATGATGCCCTCTGTTCTTGCGAGTAAGTTTTGTGTTCCTGTCGCTTGCTGTGTAAAGAAAGCAGCAAGAGCATCTTTTGTTTGTGGATCATTTCCCGCTGCCTTGGCATCATCACCGAGTTGCTGAATAGCCGCACCAACATCTCCCTTTAAACCTGTCATGGAGGCAGCAGCGAGTGCTGCTTGGAAAGCATTCATATTATCATCAGCAAAACCTACAGAACTCGCATCCTGAATGCCTGCTGGGATGGGTAAGAAACAAGACCCAATAATTCTACTATCTGTTGATGAACGATCGCCAAAACCAATTCTACTAGGACTTCCACCTCCTTGTGCGGATTTTGGTTCATACTTAAGCATGTCAAACTTAATCACATCCTGTGATCCATTTCCAAGATCTATTGGATACTTCAGATCTTTGTCGAAAGATGTTCTTGTCTGACCACTACCAGCACCAGATGATCCTTGACTTAGTGGGGAACTTCTTTGCCATGATGATGCTCCACCAGCAGCAACTGAAAATTCTATTGGAGCATCTGATGCTTTTGCTTGACCAGACTTACCATTATCTCTATTAAAATTATCTTTTGCTGGGGCATCTAAACCAAAACTATCTTTGGTTGATTCCATCTGTTGAATGGAGATCTTGGTCAAAAGACCACCATCTTTCATACCAATTTTGTCACTAGCATTGGCATCAGTAGTTGGAGTTATTAACCTTTCTCCCGTCTTCTGTATTCCAATGACGACGGGATTGTTTCCCAAGGCATCATCGTAACGTATAATTTCTTTTGTGAAGGTTGGTTTTCCATTCGTATCCCTACCTTCAGTTACTTTTGTAGCAACATATTTTTGTGTAGAAGGACCTTTGCCAGAAAGACGCTGCTGTGCGCTTCCTGTTCTTACTTTTACTGGTGCAATACTACTTGTCGCTGATTGTCCTGCTGCCATTAGACAAAGGTTTTTACTTATTTATCAACCATTTTGCGATATGGTATTTTCATTAAGTCATCAACTTCATCATACTGGACAATATACAACTGTCCTGCCACTTCATCCCAGGTATATTGCCTTGATTTTCTCAGGTGAAGATTAATTCCTCTGAACCCCCAACGCAAAACTTCAGTACAGGCAATCAATGGATGTTGGTCATAACTGATGTTAGGAGTTTTAGCATTGTATATAAAGGTATAAAATCCACCCACATCAGGGATCGGTGTGACCGTACCACTGAGGAGATCCATGATCTGCATCATCATCTCTTCAGGATCATTCGTACTATTGTTGATTTGATTGTCTTCAAAGCGATTCATTTGATCCCCAGTTCATCTTCGGTGATTACTTTAAACTGTATCATATGATCCTTACAAAACTCAACTGCTGCTTTCCACTTTGCTTGGTTCACAGCATAGGTCTTACACTCATAGATGTATGACTTGGTTTGTCTCTTAGGTTTCTTTGGTGGTTGAGTTTGTTTCTTTGGTTTGACTTCAACCACATATGTTTTGACTTGACCTGCACTCTCCTTTACCTTTATAATGAAGTCAGGAAAGTAACGATGAACTTTATTATCTACAGGTGACAGGTATGGAATCCAAAATTCCTCACTACCCCACTCCAAAATACTTTCATTCAGATCACACCATCGGCAAAACTTTCTTTCCCAACTGCTACGACAGATAATATTATTTGGATCACCCTTATATTTTCTTGGATATGAAGGTTGATATTTACTCTTGATGCTTTCTCCCATACATAATATATAAGGTCAAAAATTATTTATAAATGGCTTCTGGAAAGAATGTAGCAGATCTCAAAAGGACTCTGCTAAAACCAGCATTAACATCTCACTTTGAGATTGCGATGGATAGTCCCTTCAAGGCAGGGGGCACACAGGGAGGACAAAGTTCTCTCAGTAAGTTTGGTGTTCGTTTTGAGCAAGATCAGTTAAATCTGATGTGTAGCGAAGTGTCCCTTCCAGGATCTAACCTCGCAACATTAGAACTCACCAATGACCACACTGGTGTAACTGAGAGACATGCTTACAGAAGAATTTTTGATGACCGACTTGACTTTACATTCTATGTTGATGCTGCCAACTACATGCCCATTCGTTTCTTTGAGGCATGGATAGACTGGATCGTTGGATTTGATGAGGGTGACACTAGAGACACCTCATCTTATTACAGGGCAAAGTATAGAGATGACTATGCTGTTGATGGTCTGAAGATCACCAAGTTTGAGAGAAGTTCACCTGCTGCTACATCTAGAGAAGAGGCAGTGAGGAGAGGTCAACCAGCAACTTCCCTTACATATGGATTTGTAAAAGCATATCCAATTAGTATCAACTCCATGCCCGTTTCTTATGAGGCATCTAGTCTCTTGAAATGCACAGTATCCATGACTTATATGAGATACTATATTGATAGACCACAAAGAATTGGTGCTCCTGGCGACACTGGTGGTAGTCCAGGAAACCAACGTAACCTGAGTATTGCTGAACAAGCCATTCGGAATGCAGGTCAGTTCTTACCTCCAGCAGTTAGAGCTGTTGCTGACGTTGCTTCAAGTATCCTTTTCTAGTAATAAATAATCACACTGAAAAACTCTATAGGTTATTATGCCCTTACCAAAGATTTCTACGCCGTCTTATGAACTTGAGTTGCCATCAACTGGAGAGACGGTAAACTACAGACCCTTTCTTGTAAAAGAAGAAAAACTTCTTGTGATTGCTTTGGAGAGTGAAGACACAAAGCAAATCACGACTGCTATTCGCAACGTCATCCGTAACTGTGTCCTCACCAAGGGCATCAAGGTAGAGGATCTGCCTACGTTTGATATCGAATATCTCTTTCTTAACATTCGTGGCAAGTCCGTGGGTGAGGAGATTGAGGTTAACATCACCTGCCCAGATGATGATGAAACTCAAGTCAAGGTTACGATCAACCTGGATGACATTGAGGTTCAGAAGAATGAAAAGCACACCAAGAGAATTAAACTTGATAATACTCTGATGATGGAGATGAGATATCCATCCTTGGATCAATTCATCAAGAGTAACTTTGACTTTAAGGAAGGTGGCAACGCAATGGATCAATCATTTGAATTGATTGCTTCTTGTGTTGATAAGATTTTCACAGAAGATGAAGTGTGGGCAGCAGCAGACTGCACCAAGAAAGAGATTAATGAGTTCCTTGAGTCCATGAACTCCAGTCAGTTCAAAGAGATTGAGCAGTTCTTTGAGACAATGCCCAAACTCTCACACACATTGAACGTCAAGAATCCCAAGACTAAGAAGAATAATGAGGTCGTACTTGAGGGCTTAGCAGCTTTTTTCGGATAGCGATGCTCCATATGGATCTGGAGAGTTACTTTAGACTTAACTTTGCCTTGATGCAGTACCATAAATATTCTTTAAGTGAGATTGAAAATATGATGCCTTGGGAACGAGACATCTATGTTGGACTTCTCCAACAGCATCTTGAAGAAGAACGACTAAAGGAGCAGCAAAGAAAAGGCAATGGCGGTTGAAACCCTAGAGGGACAAACTAAAACTATTTCAGCATCCAAACTCATGGGTAGGGATGTTGGTGGTTCTTCTTTGGGTAAAGTAGGTGGTGGTCCATATGGCGGAACAAGTGCGACAGGCAAACTCGCAGGCATCGTAAAAGGAAATAAGCAAGCGATAGCAATAAATGCTGAGAAGATTACAAGACTGAAAAAGATTGCTGATCTTCAGTCTAAGAAAATTAGTGGTGATGATATTGGTAGCAAACTGCCAACAGAAGAGACTTCAATTCTTGATTCTCTGGATAATATTCTTGAGGCTCTTAGAAAAGAACAGGCAGCAAAGGATAAGTTAGAAGCAGACGAGAAAAAGAGGAAAGAAAATAAAAAAAGAAAGATGAAGGAGAGTGGTCTTGAGAAATCTCTCAAGGCTATTAAGAAGCAGGGTGAGAAGATGCTCGCACCTGTCACAAATATGTTTGAGAAGTTAAAGAATGGTTTGTTGATGCTTCTCGCTGGTAAGGCTATACTGACCATATTTGATTGGTTCCAGAATCCAGATAACGAGAAGAAAATAAGAACTGTTTTCCGTTTCTTGAGCGACTTTTGGCCAGCAATTGTGGGTGGTCTTCTTCTGTTCATGCCTATGATATTTGGTCCTGCTGGATTTGTTATCATGTTAGGTGCTTTGATTATTGGATTCCTACCAAAGTTGATTAGTGCTACGAAGCAACTCTTTGGATTTGGACAGCAGACAGAGAAAGACGCAGACGCAGCAAATAAAGATCTAGCAGATGCTGAGAAGGATGCTGGAAATTTAGATGGGGCTAAAGAAGCGGATGCTGTTTCTAGTGAAGATATAAAACCGATAGAAGAAAAAGGTGAACAATTAAAGAAAGCACCTGAACCAGGATCGGGACAGGCACCAGCAAAACCAGTTGCCATGCAGGGTGGTGGTGTTGTTCCTGGTTCTGGACCCAACAAAGACACTGTGCCTGCTATGCTGGCACCTGGAGAATTTGTGATGAGTCGAGGTGCTGTTCAACAGTATGGAGCAGATACTTTAGCAGGTATGAATGCTATGGGTGGTGGAACCAACCGCCCAATGATTACTAATAATGTAATGTACGCTAGTGGTGGTGGACAAGTACCAGACAAGGAAGATCCTGGTGCCAGAAACAAAACTGGGACTGAAACAAAAGAATCTGGTGGAGGAATTGGAGCATTCTTCTCTGGTGTAGGAAAAGGCATATCAGATTTCTTTAGTG